CGATGAATCTCAAAACTGATGTTATGAGAACATCTGGTTATCCTCAAAACCATGCTGATGGTGCTGATGACCCTACACATGGTGGTAACGCAAGATTGAAAGGTTGGTATAAGCGTGGTGGCACACGTCAAGCACTTGTATGGAATACTGAATCTTGGGTTACTTGGGATAATGGTCCTGGTGGTGACGGATGGAAGAAGATCCTGGGTTCGATGTTAGGTCACATGTATGTTGGTACTGGTAATAATAACCAGAATGGTAATCAGCGTGTTGACGATACAACTGGACTTCAGACAAGAGGTTTGAACTTTGGTAACATGGGTGAGGAAAACTTTGAGATGGGTATGAGAAAAGGTTACTGTTTAGGTAACTACAATGGTGCTCAGAATAACAACACCTTCAAGGTGAACTATGGAACAGATGCTTACAATAACCTTGGTGGTGCTTCTCCACCAACTGGTCATGGTGGCATGAGTTCTGCACACTGCTCATCGTCTTCTGCTATTTCTGGTGTCAACGATGATGGTTCCAGAGCATATGATTATGGTACAAATATCCCTAACTACTGATGGCAAATACTAACGACGTTATTGTTATTGATCTTGAGAAGTTTCCTCATATCGAAGAGTGGGGAGAGAAACTTGGTGGTAACTTAGGACTGGAATATTTTTACCTGGAAGATAGATTCTTCGACTATATCCCTCAGCATATCAAATACCTTCGCTTTTCTGCAAAGGAAGCATTATTTGGTACAAAGTATTGGGGTGAGGTTAGATATAAGAAGTCTGAATATGGCGAGAATGAAGAGGGAACTACTCAGAAAGATAAAGTAGAAGTTGATACTGCACTCGTCAAAGAGTATACCATTCCATTTATGCAGGCGGTAATCCGTCTTGCAATTCAAGAGATTTTTGAAAGAAGATACGTTGCTTTACGTTCTAAATATAGTACGTTGGAAGATGCAACCTGGGGTGACCAGTATGCTGAAGCAACTGCATATCTTGAGGATAATACTACGACTGTCAAACTGATTGATAGATTGGCAGAACTTAGAGGATTGACACTAGCAGATTTTGCTGCTAAAGTAGTTGAGAAACATAATGAGTGGAAAGACTCTGTTTATGATCTTGCTGTAAGTGAGCAATCTGTAAGCACAAAACTAAAGGCATGTGTAAACATGGCAGAAGTAAATGTGTTCCTTGAAGATTACTTTGGTCTGGCAATGTCCAACCAACAATGTTTAGAATACAACAGATGTACTATTGATGATGAAACAGGAAACATCGAAAGAAAAGAACCATTTGTCTACGGAATCCGCTTCTGATTATAGACATACTCTTGAACAAACTTTAGAACAGTTAGAAGATGTCTCTCCATGGGAGTTGGATAACTTTGACAAAGCATTGATTCAGTGGTCTGACCAAGTTCCTTTTGGTCAGAGTGAGTTTCAAAATCGATATTATGTTGTGCAATCGCATGTAACTCCATGGCGTCAGATGCGTCAGGCAATCATGGAGTTGCAAGCAAGAACTAACTCACTTCAGAAAGTTACGATTCAGTATCGTCGCAATCTGAATGATATTGCACGTCTTGAGGCAGAACGTGACGCTGAAGAAAATGAGTTTGAGCGTTATGATATTGAGTGTCAGATTGAAATCTGCAAACTTGATACTCAAATCTGGTTGAACAAACTACGTCAGTGTAAAGAAGAGATTGAACAGTTCCTGCGTATCATCAAAGAACGTACTGGTACTGATGATATTGAAGAAATCACAAAACAGTTTGATGATCCTAACATCGTAGAGGAAGAAGAGCATAAGTATTGGATTGCTCGCATGGCAAAACAATCTGCTATTGATCTTCTTACTACTGGTAGAATCCAAGCAGGTAATCTGGAATCTATGTTGCAAATGAATCCTGAGGATCAAGCAGCAGTTACAGATCTTGCTCTCACATATTCTACTGCTTTGAATCACTGCATTGGTAAGTTCAAGGCAAATGCAGAGGAGAAAGTTGAGGGTATGTTAGAAGGACGCCCACCTGAAATGTTTGACACCGCTGGAGTATTTACTGATTATGTCGAAAATAACGTCGCAGACCGCCGTCTTCAGTCATCCGATAAATCCGAAACTTGATCCTGGTTATATTGAGGAGGGATTTATTCCTTTCCTCAACAAATATAAGCACCTGATTTACGATCTGTACTTCACATCTAGGATGCCGCCATTCACGCAAGATGCGATGGGTGATGTATTCAAGACAACGAAGAGTGCAAAGGATGCTGCAAAGAATGCCCTGGCAATCTCAGAAGCAACAGGTATTCCTTTATCTGCAACTTTCAATAACATTTGGGTACGTCCTGATCAAAAGAACTTAGACCTGTGGATTCAGAACTTTAAGTTTCTCTATGACTCTGGTGTTAGAACTGTCACTCTTCCCCATACATCATGGGTGATGACAGGACAAATCCAGAAAGAATATCCCGATCTTAAGATCAATGAACGAGCATTGTTGGGGTGGTTGTCCTATCATGCCTGAGCATTATCAATATAACAGCACACGAGAAGGAACAGAACCTCAATACTTCAATAGTGAAATAAGTCGCATTTCATGTTCACGTTGGGATGCATATGACCCAGCAGTAGAACTTAAGCGTGCTAATCTACCGCCCTGGAGAGAGGACTGGCAATGGTTCTTAGATAATGGTATTGATGTATTCAAACTGCATGGCAGAGAAGATGCTATGCGTCTTAGAGAGTCTCTAGATATTATTGAACGATGGGATAATGGTGATGAACTGATGCACCCAGAGTTCAAAGACTACATGGTAGATCTTGACATGCCACAGTCACCAATCAACCTGTGGAGAACTAAAATCAAATACTGTAAGTTTGATTGTTGGGATTGCAACTTCTGTGAGTCTGTAGTAGAATCGAAACTGAAGAAACAGGAGCGTGCTAAGTTGAATCCTCTCGTAGAACGTGTCACCCGTGCTATTGATGGTGCATGTGATAATAATTCTAACTTCAATCCAGAAGGATATGATGTTCTTGGTCTATCTTCTAGCAAGGTAAGACATTTGCTGAATAACCTTTGTAGTGAACGTGGCACAGTATATGCTGATGTTGGATGTTATACAGGTAGCACATTGATTGCTGCGTTGATGGGAAACACTGCTGTAAAAGCATATGCTGTCGATGACTTCTCTGATGAAACTGTTTATCCTATGCGTAAAGAACTTCGTGATGGTTTCAATATCGAGAATCCAGCAGAAGTGTTCGTAGAAAACTACAACAAGTGGTACAATCCAAACTGTGCTGTTGGTCTCGTTGCTAAACCTATCGCACAGGTTGAGTTTAATCCTGAGTATCCTCCTAAGGTTGTTTTCTATGATGCAGAGAATGATCCGAATCATATGAGAGCAAACCTGCAACATATTCATAATCAATGTGCTGATGATGGATATGTTCTGGTTGTTGATGATGCAAACTTTGAGGGTGTAGTATCAGCAACTGATGAGTTCTTGAAAGATAAGCATGTTGCATTTAAGCGACTGATTACAACTGAGACACCTGAAGATGCAGACGACTGGTGGAACGGAGTCTACATTGTCGTTATTGAAAAATGATTGATATTATTGATGATTTCCTGTCACCAGGAGACTTTGGGCATCTACAAAAAACTATGATAGGAGCATTTTTTCCATGGACTATTTCAAAGATTGTTGATGACAATGATAACAATCACCAACGCAATATACAAATGGTTCACATGTTCTATGAAAGACTGTCACCTGTTGACAGCAGTATTGAACTATTGTATCCAGTATTGCAAAAAGTACAACCCTATGCGTTACTGAAAGCAAAGGCAAACTTTTTGCTTGGTACAGATAAACTGGTAGAACATGGTATGCACATCGATGTTATGGATGCTGACGATCGTCCGTATCTAAAGACATCTATTCTCTACATGAATACATGTAATGGTTACACTTTATTTGAAGATGGCACTAAAGTAGAGTCAGTCCGAAACAGATTTGTCACATTCCCGAATCACACACGGCACACGGGGAACTACAACAACTGATGCCGATTATCGTATGGTCATTAACTTCAATTATGTTTAAGAATCTTATTAGTCGTTATGTCAAACTGATTGCTAAAATTCCAGAGCGACATTATTGGCCCTTGTTTATTATTTTGTCGCTCTATTTCATAGTCCCATACAGTGAGTTTGTAGTCACACTTGGTGCCCTAGGTTACTTTAAGTTTGAACAATCTTATCGTAAGTTGTTTGCCAAGATTATCAGTCCTCTGCCTGATATTATCAAATATGGTGGGTCAGTTATCTTTTTTCTCGTGATGTTAGACGATACTCTTCTCTACGCATCAATCATTATTTTCGCTCTGTGGAGTAATAGGC